CTACGGTAACCAGCTGCCATCTTAGAAATGGCATGATCATTGATTATAGACAAAATGTTAGCGAATTTTCGCTCAACTACCTGTTTGTCTAAACCTTTCAAAGTGGGAATTATACGGCGCAATTTTGTTGCCATATTTTCAAGACGTGAAACAAATTCAGAATCAGTAACACCGTGCATACCTAACAAATTACCATTGCGAGCCAGATCCCAAAAGCGAACCAACTCGTGATACTCCATATCCAAATTTGAGGCATCAGTATTTCCAATAATAAAAGGGGCAAAACTCTTAGTCTTCCATGCGGCATAGCAAGATTCAACCCAAAATACAACTGTATCACAACAAGCTGAAATAATATCTTGGGCATCACCATGAATAACCTTAAGATCTGGTTCAATAAGTTTGTAACCCCTAATATCAAAAGTTACATTGTCGGCATTGCAAAGGCCGAAAGTTACTAATAAACCAAAAATCTTGGAAAATTGTCCAAACAATCTGTTTCCTTTGCAAAGAGTCCAATTATCCTTAATGTCCTTGATAAATTGGATCCATTCATTTTTCCCACTATCAGTATTGTGGGAATATTTTTCTTCACCATCATGTGGGAAGAAATCAAATTCCAAAGCTTCACGAATATACGTGATAACTGAAGAACTTATTGATTTCGGAAATTTTTCTCGAATGTATAAAAACAATCCAGCAGACATAGTTACATAATCTCTAGCTCCAGATAACACAACTAATAAGGCAGTAAGTCCTTCAACTTCTCGAATAATTTCTTCTGTCAAATCAATGCCACCAAGCGATGCAAGGCGGTTCAAGGATGGAGTAAAAAATTTCTTCACTTCATCACCAAAATGTGGTAACATTTTTGTTTGTTTAAAACGTGCGTTTCCACGTTTATTGAGAACTTTGTCTCTGTTTTTCTGTTTTTTGCGTGATTCAACACCACGCTTAAAAGATTCTCTGCGAAAATCTTTTTCAAGGATTTCAAAATCCTTTTGCTCAAAAAATGAGCTGGATACAAGCTCTTTTGTCTTATTATCCATTATGCCAATATTACCACCTAAAACTCGTTTTAATCTTTGTATAACTTTATTTCATGAAGGGTGGTTTTCTTGGAATTTTATGAACGGGGTCCTTGCTTAACCCTATCCAACAAATAGTTTCATATAGTATTCTACAAGCATCAAAACTAACTAGATCAGAATTTCGGATTTACCCATACGGAACCGGTCTACACTAGCTAACAATAATGAACTTCACTAAAACTTTCTCAGCACCCTGACATAGTCTATTATTTCCAAAAGGATTAGTAAGGAATTGGCAAAACCTTATCTAACGGTCTTCACAACCTATAATAAACTAATCGGTAGCGATACTTGTTAAAGATCC